CACCGCTTGCAAGAAGCATCTGAAGCACCTGCGCCCTTACTTGCAGGTTATCCGTAGGATTTCTGTTCACCTGTACGTCATAATCCATAATCCCTAAAGGACATGAATTATTAGTTGCCTGATTTATCACATGGAGAATTATGGTATCTAACCGCTTCTCACTCTCTTTTATGTAGGCATCACGGAGTTTAGCTTTCTGCTTTGCCTTGCTATGGTTGTTCCGTAATTCCACAGCACCTTGGGTATCACCGCCTGTATTGCCTTGGTCGGATGGAATAGATAATATTCGATAAATATTATCAAACAGGTCATTCTTCGCCACTTGACTTTCAGACTGATTTAGTTCCTGTGTCATTATATCCACATCGGCTTTATTCTCGCCGTTATTGGACTTGACTACGATTGCCCCTTGCTCTTTGAGCTTGGCAAAGACCACCTCATCTACCTCGCAATTAACAAACTTCATCCAACTTTGAACGAATTGACCTATACTATCTGCTCTATTAGCCTGAATCTCGTTTATGGCATCCAACATGGTTATCACGAGTGCTATATCGCTTATTCTGTCCTGATTATTGGGATATTCGACTATAGGTATTCCACCAAAGGCATGAACTTTTTCTACGACCTGCTGTCCGTTATGGTCAGTTAAAGTCATTAACTTGCTGTTCTGTATGCGATACTCGTGAGTCTCAGAATAGCAAAGTTTGTAATCATTGCCATCTTTATCTTTAAGCATCTGTACGGCAAGCAACGGCTCTACTGTACTCCGCTGATATATGATATATGTGTTAAGAGGTGTGGGAACTACCACTCTGAATGGTACATCCCCGTCCTTTATCTGTACCGCCTTAAACCCTGTTCCGGCTGTATGTGTCCATTCTCCACAGATAGCATCACGGAGCTGTTTGTTAGCTCCTCTACAGTAGTCATTGAATAAGTCAACGGCTTTGCTTATATTTTCCTTTTCAGATAATGAAGCCACCTGTATAGGTTCTCCAACCTCTTGAGAATTAACGTATGTCACGATCTCCCATGCGTGGTTCTCTACTACCACATTGCGGATATCGTCACGTACTGTCTTTTCCCTGTATAGAACAGGTTGGTCTCCGTTCTTGTATCTCCAAAGATACTCAGCTATCTCTCTGTTCCTGTAAAATGTGCTTATAGTATCTCCTACGACTTTAACTATATTGTCTGCGTTTATCTCTTCTTCGTCCGTATAAGCCACTTTAAGCCCGTAATCGGCATCACGCATCACATCATGGAGTTGTTTGTCGTTTCGTTTGTACATAGCAAATAAAAAGGGCAGGACGTACTGCCCTGCCGAAAGGAAAAAGAAAATTAGATGAAAGGTTTTATCACATTATCACTTACTAATAATAACACAATATTTAGTCAATAGTAATATAAGAAAATGCGAAATACTGTGAAATTTTCGCTATCTTTCATTTGTCAAGATACGTTTCTCCATACTTCTTTTCAAATTCTTTCAATCCCTGATTAAACAACGTCAATGTCTGTCTGTAAGAATAATCGTTTTCTACAGCCAATACTCCCATTTTCTTATTATCAATATAATATCCGTACAATAAGTTGTAGTACATTTCCCCTTTTTCGCCTTTGAGGGATTTTATCTGCTCTATTATCGTATGTTTCAATTCAGTCTTGCTCTCTGCAAGTCTTATGCACTCTCTCTGATAGTCTACGACTTTGCCAACGACTTCTCCTATCCTGTCCGGGTTAGGGGATGACTGCACTCTTGGCTGTGTCAGATCGCTATTGCCTGTGCTAGTCGCTATGTCATACCACTTCTCAGCTTCCTTTAATAAATCCTTGATACGATTGTCAATATTGCTTACCTGAGATAAATAATCTTTAGTAATCATTATTACCGCCTTTTCCTAAATGGATTTTCTATAGCTTCAACTGTGTTTTTCTGCACCAATGGGTTTTTATCTATTGCTAACATTGTAACCATATCAGGTGCGTCATCATGTGGGTTCTTTGATAATTGACTATATGAACATAAATGAGACATGAACTGCCCCATTTCAGAATTTGCCCTATATCCGTTAGGGTAATCAGGACTTTCGGCATATGGGAATAACACATGGGCTACTATCCACGGGCTATTGACTATAATTCTTGTCTCTTTATTCTCCGTGGAATATTTCTTGTCTATATGGGTAGTACCACCCATTTCATTCACCTTTTCTTGTACTTTATCCGCTGTCCGGCTTCCCTCTTTATTACTTTCAAATATCGCTATCTGAACATGATTCTTAACAAGGCATTGAGCATTTAGATCATCCAACAACAGAGGGTCAATGGAACGGAATACGGTATCATAGAAATAGTAATCATCCCCATATTGCAGGAATACTCCAAGAGCATTGTAGTCAGTTCCCTTATCTTTGGTGTCACAATAAGCCCATATTCCGTCAGGATTTTTGATTTCTCCGTCCTTATCCAAAGGCAAGTTTTCATATCTCCGTAATATATCGGGTGGAAACAGCAATCCCTCACGTTCCACAGGCTCATTCTTATAGAGACATTTGTATGTGATAGGGTCTAAGGACTTTTCTATATCTTCAAAATAGGCAACATCAAACCCTACCCCATACTCATAATCGAAGTTACTCTCTCCTGTGTCGGGGTCAATATCAGGGATGGACAGAAAACGGCATCTGTCGTTGTGACTATAGATGCTTTTTAATCTGCCTATAACATCCCAAACGCTCCATCTTGTAGCAATATGTAATTCCTTGCAGGTTCTTCCCTTTTTCCCTTTTTTCTTTCTTGTTTTCAGATCGGTAGAGTACATAGTCCACAGCTTATCAAGCCTTATCTTTGACAATGCCATTTCTATGCCGCTACAAAGGTCATCACAACACAAGATGCCCTCGCAACGAGTAACACCCGTCTGTGACGCTCCTAATGCCCTGCATGTTAATGTCTTAAACGGTTTGAATTTTCCAAGGTTTATTTCCTCTTCTTTGGCATTGACGCTCTGTACAGCAACATCAGGAAATATCTCCTGCCATGCGTATTCTGCCACCTGACCCTGTTTTAGACCTACCCCAATAATATTACATACAACCTCATATACCATCCTTGTAACATGACCGCTGTGTGATGAAAATAGATTGCAGAGATCGGGAAACCAACCCATAAATGCGCTCAATGTCATTTCCTCAATTGTGGTCTTTCCCGTTCCCGGAGGTGAAGATATGCTCAGAATGTCTATCTTATCGTCTATCAGGTCTTGCAAAGCACCTACATAGCCTAGATTGATTAACTGCTTTCTGCGTGGGAGATAAAACCTATCTTCGGGGTCACGGTGTCTTTCAAGATAAAGATAATAACTATCTAATATCATACTCCTTGCTTCGGATAACAGGATTTTCCAAAAATCCTCTACAACCTCAAAACTTACTTCGTGTTCAAAAGCGTATTTTTCCAAAGCCCATATATCCGCACCTGTTTTCTGATGTGCAAATTGATTTATGATTTCTTTAGCCCTATGAGAACAGAATAATCCAAACTCCTTGTCTTTCTTATTCTCCAAAAGGTCATAAGAGAGTAAGGTCATAGCATTTATGACTTTTTCATCTATGCCGTTTATCTCTATGTACTTTTCATAGTTCTCTAGTGCTTCTTGTGGTGTCATATAAGTTTAGGGTAATCTATAAATTGAGTTTCCAACTTCTTAGGTTCTTCTTTAGGTACTTCTATTTCCTCGTCACCTCTGAGGAATCCGCTGTACCCTACTATCATAGGCTTTCCGTCCTTGAAGAACTTACCATCTATTGAACCGTTCTCAAATAGCATTGTCAGCCGCTTATGCAATGTAGGCACGGATAAGCCTACACCTTTGGCAAACTTCTCCTGATTTATCTGACCATTCAGATACAGCATGAAGTATTCCTCAAATGCCTTTGCGTCTATTTTCTTTCCACCGCCCTTGTTGGCAGGTGCATGTCCTTTTCTCATTATCCACCTCTACTAGGGGAGTGCTTTACCGCACAATTAACTTTCAAGGTTATGTTGTGCCACTCCCCACGGGGGCAGTTGGACTCGAACCAACGAATACGGGAACCAAAACCCCGTGCCTTACCGCTTGGCGATACCCCTACATCCATATTGCCGCTATTGCCATTATCTGTACTGCCGTAATGAGCGCAGATACGATAACCGTGTCTGTTTCTCTTCTCTTTGCTATAGCGACAGTAGCAAATGTCACTATCAGAATTGCCAAAAATACTGTTGTCGTAACCTTAAATCCTACCATTTTTTAACTCCATATATTTATTCATGTACCAATCGGACTTTTCCAAATCCTCTTCACCATTCTTATCAGCCGCCCTATAGCGGTATTTCCACACATTACAGATACAGAAAGCCATCACCTTTTCTTTTCCGAATACGGCTATCATTTCATCTATACATTCCATACCCCGGTTATAATGTGTGGGATGATCTACGTTTGACATATTCCGCTATCCTTTCTGCTATATCTCTATATTCTTCATCTTCCCAAACAACAATATTCTCCCTTAGAGCTTGTTCTATCAGCAAGAGAAAGTCTATATAAGGCATTTCTATTCTAACGGCATCTTGTATATCGGACATACTGTTTCAATCCTCACATCATTCTTCGCCACCACAAAAGGAGTATTCTGTATCTGTTTCATCATTTCTTTGTCAATCTCGACATTCTGCATCACGATAGCCGGAGAAAGAGCATTTATCATTTCCTCAAACACCTCTTTTGCTCTTTCAGCAGTGGCATAGTCAGCTATCCGTCCTGCTCCGGTGATTATCTGCTTTCCTCGCACTTGTATAAAACTGATATTATCAAGGTTTTGCATTAAGTCTCTGTACTGATTAACAATAAACATCAGCATTTCTCCATAATCTCGCATTGATACAGTATTTCAGTAGCCCACTTCTTAACATGGTCTGTATCTTTATAAACACCGTTTACGTCTTTTGTGACAGCTCCGTTTACGTTCCTTGTGATAGCTTCGGACAGTTCCGTTATTCGCTCACAGCTTGATACCCATGAGGGTTTACAGCCTAAAGGTGGCTTGTTATATACAGGTTTCCATGACTTTTCTTGTGTTTCTTCTGTGCTTTCAGCAGATAGTACCCTTTTCCTTAATTCCTTTACAGCTTCTCTGCATTGCTCATCGGTCATATCTTCGACCTTTTTATCTTGCCATTTTTTAGGGCAATCCTCACCGCTGATGTATCTTTCAGTTCCCCTTGCGAGTTCACACCATGTCGGACTGTTTATCTTATATTTGCAATCAGGAAACCTGTCACAATCCTTACACGCCATATCAGCCCCCTATATACCCATAACAGGCTATCTCGTCTCTCTTGAACGTGAAATTACCAATCTCAGGATATTCCAAAGCATCTTCTATAATCATCCTGTCCAAATCAGCCATGCAGGTAATATCTTTGTCGTACATCACCATATCCCTGCCGCTCTTTAGGATTATCAGCACATTATCTCTAGGCGGTGTTTCCTCGATAGGTTCTGTCCTGTCGTTGCAAATAAATTGAGAGACATTATCCGAGTGTATAGGAAACTCGCCCTTTTCAAGGCAAGTCACCGTGTACACCTGATTATTGAGCTTTATTCCCCGGCATCTGCCGCAACCCTCACATAACATACTCAAACTCCCTTTTGAGCTTCTTTATCTTCTTTTTCTGTTTCTCGATCTTCCTGTTGGCTTTTGCGAGCATTTCTTCCAAATGCTTTATATAGCCGTCCTGCTCCAAGATGAGGTAATCATTTTCATCCTCTTCTTTCAGGGATTCAAATATGGCTCTTGTTGCCATCCCTATCTTGTGATTCTCTTCGCACAGCTTTTCAATCCTCTCCAATCTCTCTTCGATCATTCCAATCCTCCTTGTTCGTCATTTTTAACACTTAATCTCTTATCTGACCTACATTCTAAGTCCTCAGAAGCCATTTCTCGCAAGTTTTATCATATCAGCCTATACTTGTTAGGGTGAAATTTAGACCTGCCTAGAAATGGACGAGAGACCCCTTAGAAACGATTTGTTATTTTCCGCTCGAACCGAAGCCCTGATTTCCTCTCTCTGTATCGTCCAATTCATCAACATATTCGATATCGGGGGTGTATACAGGCAATAGAACTATCTGAATAATCTTATCACCCTTATTGAATTTATGCGGTTCTTCGCTATTGTTATATAACTTGACTACAATACTCCCGGTATAACCAGAATCTATTACGCCTTCGCCTGTCAAGCTATGTTTTACATTCAGACCGCTTTTGGATTTCAAGAAACCGACATAGCCCTTGGGTATCTCCATGTGTACTCCTGTATCTATCACCTTATTGTCGTATATGGTAAAATCATACGGAGTTCTTAAATCATATCCTGCATCATCTTCGTGTGCGTGAACTACTTCAAACGCTCCCTTGTCTAACTTAACCCTCATTTCTTTCTCCTTTTTCTGTGAAACTCGCACTGTAGTAACTCCGCTCTTGAAACATGCCATTTAAGCTGACCATATTTCTTACAGTCTATGGTATAGATTTCTCCGTCCAATGTCATATTCTGACATTTGGTACAGTCATCACACTTCATCATCCTCTTATTCCCCATATCTCGCTCCTGACTTTCCCTAACCCCACCTTGAACACTCTTGTGACTGCCTTAATCTTATCTACCTGTTTCTCGTCACATCCCTGTCTAAGATCGTCAAGCTGTTTTCTTACTTCGTCGTTCCGTAAGGCTTCAACTACATCTATGTCAATCAGGTCGAACCCATTCTCATCGAAATCCATTTCCCCACGTTCCACCTTATCAACCACACTCTTGTAGAACTTATCTACTCCGCAGGTCATTTCTGCCATGACCTCAACCTCTCTCCGGGATGAGCTGTCATCCAACAGGAAATTTATATTGGCTTTCAAGCCCTCTATCTCGTCTCTGAGTGCCTTATCATATCCTACAGGTACTATTTTCAACTCCTCATAGTTTCCCTTGCTATAGTCCTCATAGGCTTCGGGAACTACGGTAATATTCTGTTTAACATTTCCCTCATTATGTTTAACAATTCCCTTATTACGTTTAACATCTTCCAACACTTTGCGGATATATTCAGACATAGAGCAATTCTGACTTTCTAAAAATTCTTTTATCTCGTCATTTATCCGTACCCCTATGAAGTGTTCTTTCTTATCATCTGTTGGTCTACTCATCTGCCTAGCCCTCTCTCTGACCTACTATATATTAAGTTTAACGGAATGTCAAATGTTTCGGGTTTTGTTTAACAGGTTTTAGCCTTGCGATTTAGCGAGGAGGTAACCCCGCCCCCTTCGCCAATTCCTACAGACCCCCTAGGGTATAGGGGAATTTCATTTGTTCGTATAATTTAAGTTATCCGAACATTAAACGGTTGCTTAATTGTACCGTACAAACCGCATAAACACGGCATTTTATAAACAGATCACGGGTTATTTATTGGAATTATCCGGCAGACCTTCGGATGTGCTTTTATTTATGTCAACCAAAACAGGATACATAACGGTTGTTTCTCGAACTTCTGTTCGATTACTGCCTGTGCCGCTCCACTGGTGGTATCTGTTCAACCAAGCCAAAGCACCTACGGGAGACCTGCGCCCGGATACGATGGAATCAGCCAAAGACCGTTCATTATTTTTATGCAGGTCGCACCCCGAACGGGTTAATTTTTCCATATTATCGTAAAAAAAATCCTTTGAAACCCCACAAAAAGCCGCCGCCGCCCATATTGTAAAGACTTTGCCGTATACATTACAGAAGTAATCATATAAATCTATAGATTGTATCACATGCCCGATATCGTAGGCATTGTTATTGGTACGGACTGCCGCCGAATTGCTAGATACTAGCTTTGTACTTTTCAGAACTGCCGAGGGCTTAAATATAACATTTCCAATATCGGTGCATAGGGCGTTAAAGATAGGCTGTTCGGCTTTCCTTAAATCATCTATATCATGGGAAGCGCACCAAGATGGAATATAAGCATTTATACGGGCTTTTATATCATCTATATTAAAGGTATCTGTCATTATATCACCCTGTACACGTTCCAAAGGCTTTTCAGGGGCTTTTGGAGTTTCCAACGGCTTAATACTACCCTGCACAGCTTCGCAAGGCTTTACGGGCTTTGTAGGAGCTTTTGCAGAGCTTTTTTCCTTATAAGAAGATGCACGACTTTTCTTTTGCCCGAATCCAGCTTTTCTTTTCGTCTCCATAGGGCTTTCAGGGGCTTTCAGGGGCTTTATAGACTTATCCCTTATATCATCCCCTTTTATAGTCTCAGAGGGGCTTAAAAGGTCTTTTAACGGCTCTTTATTGGATAGAGCTATATCATCCCCTTTTACGGTCTCAGGACGGCTTAAAAAGGCTTTTACAATCTCCAAAGCATCGGATGCAGACATTTCCTTTATCTTATCCCGGATAGACAGCCGAACGGATGCAGGATAATCTTTTAATATGTCTATAATCTCTTTTCTTTCGTCTAATGTCCAATCAGTAAAAGCCATATTACACCCCAAAATAAAAGAGGACGGACAGCCGAAAAAATACCGCTGATCACATCCCCTGATTTATAGTATTTTATGTCTTTCGTACCCCTATATTATACCCTAAAAACCGCATAAATACAAGGTTTACGGGCTTTTTTCCATATCCTTTTTTATTAAGTCTACAATATAGGAAGTAATATTCTCATATCCGAGCTTTTCCAAATGTTCAATTATCTTTTGCTTTTCACCTTTTGGCACGACAAAACCAATTCTATCATAATTAGCCTTAACATAACGATTTTGTCTGTCAAGCTGTTTTTTCTTTTGCTCTTTTAGCTTCCTATATTCTTTTATATTCTCTTCTGTCATTCTCATACATTTACAATAACATTTTGCATTACTCCTTGTCAAATTGTACGAAAATAAAAACATAAATATTTTCAAAAAATGTATTGCGTAATACGTTTTTATGTGGTATTGTATAGTCAAGCAAAGGGAAACACCAACCGCCCCACCGGGGCAACAAAAACTCCATAGCCGTTAGACTTAGGCAAAGATAGACGGAAACGCCATCACCTTGCAAAAGTAGCGAGTAAGCGAGACCAACACAGGAGACCGCCGGAAACCTGTATAAAAAACGGAACACAAGGGAAAATGCAATCCCACCACTAGAGAGACCTAGTATAAAAAGTCATTTTAAGGTTAGGTAAAATACCTTTACATTATGGATTTACAGAGCCGCCCACCAAGGCAGACAGCCGGACAGCGTGAGCGGCTTTAATAAGTCCATAAACAATCACATATTAGAGCCGTAAGACGAGCCAAGCGCCGCCGGACGGCTTGAACCGTGCAGAGACTTAGGGGAAAAATACATCATTCTAAATCAGGAGGACAAAAGACATGAAGAAAACAGCAAACATGATTTACAGACCGTCAGAAGAAGCAAGGGAGCTTTACCTTGTAGCAGACAACGAGAGCCGCCTTTATCCCATGATACAGGCAATAGAAAACAGCCTGATCAAAAAGCTTGAAAAGGGCGTGTACGATGCAGAAAAGGCAATTATAGCCTTTTTTCATGTCACAACAGAAGCATCCAATCAGTATAAAAAGGATTACGGTTATTCATTCACCGTAACGGAAAGATGGACAGCGGCGCAGGATATGCGTGATGCTTTCATAGCTGAATATAACGTGAACGGGAGGGCGGCGATATGATAAAGAGATTTAGAAAAGAAGCCGCCAAGGGAGCGCACAGCTTCACATATAAGGGTAAGCTTTACAGGGTACTTGATGAAGTTGTCATATATCACGAGGACAGCGACACGACATACTACAGAGACTTAGATTTTTGACTATACAGAGCCGCCGAGCCGGAAGTTTGGCGGCTTTATTATAGGCAAAAGTCATTTTTAACAGGAGGGCAAAAACATGACTATAGAATATAAAGACCTTGCCGAAATCTTGCAAGATATCGCTGATGCAGTCGGATTTATCGACAGCACAAAAGCTGATGCAGATGGACTAGCAGATAGGCTTTTTGAGGATATGCAGGTATTGAAAGCTCATTTTGGTATAGACGATTAAAGGGGGATATTATGAAAAAAATCACATCATGGCTTGAAAGAAAAGGATATCCGAACCGCCCCACATCATACGGCGGCAGATATTTTCGCAACGTTTCATGTAGTATAAATGCCGTAATGGTAGAGCTTGACAGGGAGCATTATTTATACCCTCATAAAGCTGAGCAGGATATTTTCAAATACTGCAAGAAATACGGTTATGAGGTTATATCATCCGGCTATAATCTGTATTGTACATGGTATGGAATAGTCAAAGCTGAGGATGCACCGACAATAAAAGCATATTGGAATATAACCGCCGCAAGCGTAGCAGAATGCGAAGTTATCATGCACAACTACCACATGAACGGCATCTATAATTCACACCATGCACAGCTTGAAAAGGAACTGCGGCAGGTTATGGACAAATACGAAAGCGATTATATAAAGAGTTGCTTTCATGTAGTAAAGGCGGCATGAGGGGCAAACATAGCCCCTCTTTTTTATACCCAAAAATAAGGAGGTTAAAACAATGGCAAAGTGGATATTCACCGCCAAGGACAACGGCGGCAAACAGCAGGTTATAAAGGTGACAGCGGCATCCAAGACGGAAGCTATAGATAAAGGCTTTAAAAAGGCAAACAGGAAAGCCGTCGGAGATATTACAGTTTGGAATTGCAGACTACACAGCGCATAAGGGGGGGAATTATGGCACAGTATACACTTAATGAGGAATTGAACGGAATAGAGATATCTTTTGACCGCAAGCCGGACAGGGAGACATTGACCGCCCTGAAATCTGCCGGATATCGTTGGCACAGGGTTAAAAAGGTATGGTATGCAAAGCAGACCGATGAAAGATTGACCCTTGCAAAGTGCATCACAGGCGAAATTGACAGGGGCATCAGTTTTGAGGAGTTTTCAGAAGCTTATGATATCTTAAAAACCCCTGCAAAGATTGACCTTGACGATTTAGGGAAAACCCCGGTTGATTGGCACAACTTATCCGGGAGCATCCGAGCGGAATTAAAAGCCCGTCATGTAAAAGGTGTAACAGTTCGTGAAAGTCATTACAGGTCAATCACATTGACCATAAAAGCCGATGCGAACGACTTCGCAAGCGTTGAGGAAATGTCAAACCGTTGTCCAATAGGGCATTTTTCATGTGATCTTTATAACGGACTATACACAGGCGGCAGATATTTGACCCGTGACATATGGGATAAGATGACCGAAGCCGAACAGGAAGAAGCGCACAAGACATACCTTGTAGAGTGCATACGCCGGGTTGACAGCGTGAACCATTACAGACTTGACGCTAGAAATGATTATTTTGAGTTTACAACAGCTTTTTACAACAAGGTTAAAGCCGTTTTTGCAATAGCTAATCAATGGAATTATGACAATTCCGACCCCTACTCAGATTATCATGATGTAGGGTACTATCTGCATATAGCAATCAAAAAGGATGACTTCACGCCCCGTGAAGCAATGACGGAAGCCGAAAGAGCCGCATATAAAGCGGAAATTGAGCAGGAAGAAGCCGAAAGAGCCGCCACCTATGCTAAGTACGAAAAAGAGCAGGAAGAAGCCAAAAAAGCCCGTGAAGCATACGAAGCACAGCGGAAAGCCGACAGGGAAGTTATCTTTGATAATCTCAGTATTGAGGACTTGACCGAAGATGAACAGATATATATATCTGATCTTTCCGGGGGTATTGGTAAAGAATGCAACATTGACGAGCTAAGAAATAACCTCAAATACTCACATGATGCGGTCATTAGTCGCAAAGTCACAATGACCGAAGATGCATTTGAGAAGTTTGGAAATTACCTGCTAGATGATTTTGAATTTTTGACCGATAAAGGGGGAACAGCTACAGAAGATATCAGGCTTGAAAAGGTCGATAATCTGTACAGCCTAACCAAAGAGCAAAGAGCAGATATTAAATGGTATATGACAGATTGTGTTGCAATTATGGTAAATGATGATATAAAGCTAGTATGCAACCCGGAGGGGTACAGCTACAGCAGATATACATACCTGTTAAGCGATACAAGCGAGATAAGGAACGCAAAGATGGAGTTGAAACGGCAGGAAGATGAAAGCAAAGACAAGATAAGCCTTGAAAGTCTCATTCCTGAAAAGAAACCGTTTTCAATGTTTGCTTAAGGGGCTTTACATAAGCCCCTTTTTTATAGGGGGATATATGGCACTGATTTTTATTATTTACTATGCAATGAAGGGAGATATTGAGATATGAAAATATATCACATTGATCGAGATTATAACATCAGCTTAAAGGAACAGAAGAAACAGCTTGAAAGAGAATATAAAGGCTTTCAATATCTGTTTGCAGACAGGGGCAAGATACATTTTATAGCGGAGGGCATAGCATGAAAGCGATTGAAGATACATTGAGCCATGTTAAATGGTGTAATGATTATATTGATTATTACGTTGAAAATTGCGATTTTGACCCACTCGCAGCATTGACGGAGACCGAGGACAGAGACCAGGCAATGTTTCATTTATGCGTTGATTACCTTTATGGTATAGAACAGGCTCTTGAAAAAGCCGGGGCAATGTTTGAAGCACAGCGCAACATTATAGCATTTAAGGACAGGAGGACAGCATGACAAAGCATGAATTTATAATGAGACTTTTTGACAATGGTTATGGATTGACACTCGATCAGATTGAGAGAGCCGAAGCATACGCCATAGATGATGCGGCGTGTCAGACTTTCGATGAGCAGGAAGCGATAGAGCTTATACCAACGGCAAGAGAAGTATATATTGAGCAGTTACATGATTGCGGAGATATGCTTGAAATGAGGGAGTATCTGTATAAGACATTGTACACGCCGCAAGAGAGAAACGGACAGATAACAGACAGTCAGGTTTACCGCTTATGGTTCGCAGTAGGGAGGGCAGAATAATGAAAAAGTATAAGATAGCACCTGAAAATTTAGAAAAGTTTCTTTATCAGAACCGGGCAGAGGTCATAGATTGTATTGAGGGTTGTCTACTTGACAATCTGCTTTGCTATACAAGACGGGGTATTTTGTTTCTCAAAGAACACTATCTGAATTGTTGGAGTAGTGATTATCAGGTATTCTTTGTACCTTTCAATGCTACAAAAGGTGAACATGATGATATATTTCAGGCTTTCGAAGCTTTGAGAACCGCATAGAGACGTTTTAAGCGATCAGGCAATAAAGTATAGGGGCTTATGATAAAAGCCCCTAGAAAAGCCCTACAGGGCATCAGAAAAAGGGGGGTATATGACATACTCAGATGATCTTATAGTAAAGAGAGTACCAAAGCAGGTGAGAGAACGCACCAAAGAGAACATGAACGTCTACTTTTTAGGTTTGGCAGATGCTTTTGACGAAGCCGCCCGGACATATGCTAAAAAGGGAACAGAGCTTTGGAAAGCATGGTATTATTCAGATTTTAGAAAATATATACCAAGCGCATACATTGAGGAATATCTTGATTTTAATAAATATCCATTGAAATATTAAAAGGAGCGAGATAATGAGATATTACATAGCGAATAAGGACAATATACCGTATCACGCACAACCTGAGAACGGTTATACAAAACTACAGGTAATTGACAGAATCCACCGGGAAGCACACACAGATGCTTCTCTTTTTGGTGGAGCATATACGGACTACATACACGACTACAGAGTATTGACTGACAAGTTTCATGATGTGACAGACGAATTTTACAATCTTGTATAAGGGGGTAACACAATGAGAGAATACATTGACAGCTTAGAGCAGGGGGAAGCTAAGACCCGTGAAGAATGGTTGGAAATAATAAAGCAGGAAGAAGATGATCTTGCCGGACAGGATGAGCGGTTTATCCGGCTTTCACCTAATGAAATCAAAGTAATATTAGACACACTTGAAACAGATGGATATATAAGGGGGTAAAGCATGGTTAAAATTGATCTTGTATTGACGGATGAGCAAATAAAAGGAATAAAACCAATGCTTGACCCACATAATGAGGAAGAGCCGGGAATATCAGATGTAAAAGAGTGGATATACGACATTATAAATATGGCAATTGAGAATTGTCCGGGATATTACTAATAAGGGGGATATATGGATAGTCAGGTAAAGAAAATTTATGACAAACTTGTTGACCTGCATGAGGGGCTTATAGATGGTCTTGAGCATGAGAAATTATCCGAAAGTGATATGCGAGAGATAAATCTTTTGGAAATGCAATTATTGAGTCTTATGGACTTTATAGAAAACATTGACGAGTATTGATAAGGGGGGTAAAGACAATGACAGAAACACAGATAAGAAATGATTGGTACATGGCACTTGAAACAGGAGAAGCCACAGGAAGTAAGATTGAATGGGGCTTTTTTCCGCAGGATTTACTTGTATTGACCTGCTTGCATAAGGCAGGATATTTCAGAGAAAAGATAATTGACCTGTTAGACGATTGCAACTTTCACACAGAAGCAGGACTACTTGACGATCAGAATTATGACGAGTGCATAAAGGTTATCATTGATGATATGAAGGAGAATTGAGAAAATGAGCGAAAAATCAGCAAGAGAATTGAAAAAAGCGATAATAGACTGGCTTTTTGATAACTATAACGTATGGCAGAGAGTAAACGCTTGCCATGATGCTTTCAGACAGTATATATACGACAGCGAGGGGAATTATATTATAGGCGGCAAAGATGTATCAGATTTCATTAGCAGAATTGATAAAGCTTTATTCGCTTGCACTCCATAATAAACAATATCGGTTATGTAAATATGGTATAATATAAGAGAGGATTTAGCACTCAGGGAAAAGGGGTAAACAATGGACATAAAAAAGATTATCAGACCTAGAATAGCGTTCAATAAGATTGACCATAGAGAGGATATTAACAGGCTTAATATCCTGCTTGCCAAGTACGGCTTGAGAGTAGATAACGTGATAGATGCTCCGACCGTCACGACATATGTTTCTAATCTCGATATAGACACAAGAATAAAGCAGGTTCTTAATCTCGAAAAGAACTTCGCTATTGCCGTAAATGATAACAACGTAAGAGTTTATCAGGACGGAAATAAGCTTTGCATTGAGAAAAAAGGAGCTGATAATGAGGTTATTATAGAT